GCTAAATCCAACGGAGGCGCTACCTTCACGATAGTATCAGGAGCGGATGCGGGTTCTGCTTACGTGACGATAACAGGCTCGACAGACCCACCACTGATTAGCGTCGATGGCGTCAACACTAACATATCCGACAACAACTCCTATCTCGTCCTGACCGACTCAGGCAATGCTACCGTCGACATACAGACGTACAGGGAGACGAACGTCGGTGATGCCAAAGACCATACGGATGCTTGGCCCAACGTAGGCGCTTCGAACGTCTTCGACAAAGCCGTAAAGCAAGAGGTACGCAGAATCATCGGCTATGCTAGAAACGCCAATCAGCATACTCTTTGGTTGGATGAGCCGTTGCAGTACGACTACACCAATCCCACTGTGGAGTTCGCCAAGTACGAAGCAGCCAATGCAGCGACAAGCCCCGGCAGAGCGTCTACTGGTGTATTGACCAATCCAGTCGAGCACCTCTACTTCTCCCGTGAGAAGGTTCCCTCCTTCTCCATGGAGGTCAGTCTCAGAAGACTGGACCAAGGTCACAACGCGGGCACGACGGATGGTGGTACCACAGACTCCAAGCAACTCACACGTGTCTTCCGTGGATGTAAGGTCAAGGACTTCAGCATGACTGCTGATACTGACGCCGCTTTGAGGATGACAGTCAACTTCGACTCGGCATTCTGCTACACCGACACTGGTAGGTTAGAGGACAATGCCAACAAGGGGGACAGGTACAACGCACACAGGCTATTCGAGGACACCGCAGCCAACCTGCTAGACAGGAAGGCATCGGGAATAGAGAAGGGCACTCAGAAGCCCTTCATGTTCTACAACGGAATCATAACCGTGCTCGGTCAGACAGTCGGGCAAGTCGTCTCATTCACACTCAACGGCAGCACGGGAGTCGAGCAGTTCTACACGATAAGCGGTGCTAACATCGTTGACAACGAGACGGACCAAGTGCCCCATGCAGGTACACGAAACCCAGCATTGGCAGTGGAAGGCAAGACCGAGTACGACATGGACATGGAGATTATCGTAGACGACCCAGTGTTCTATCACAGGATGAGGAGAGCCGTACGCAACTTCGATGACAGCACTAGTGACAGCGTGGACCCCGACCTCATCAGGCTATCATTCACCAAGAACACCACAGCGGCTGGAGACGCAGAGTCAATCGACATACTCATCGACGACTTCTTCATCACAGAGGCATCGTTGCCGATACCCGAAGACAAGGGACCAATCCGCTCTACCATGAAGATACTACCCAAGACCATCAAGGTCATAGCGAAGGACACGGTGCTTGCCCCATGATGCCGTCAGAGGTCGAGAGGGCATACTGGGCAAGAAGGCTCACCACGCGAGGATACGTAGACTGGCTTGCAGGGACCATGGACTTGCCAATTGATGAAAGCATGTACGGTGAATCCAAGAACGTAATAGATTACAGGTATCAGACCATGCTTTCCGAGAAACCAGCGTGGGTAGAGGCTGCTGAGGAAGTGCTCGCAGAAGCAGTGCAAGAGGAGCCTTCGAAAGAGCCTGATGTACCGGTGGAGGAAGACTTCGAACCTCATGACCCCATGGAAGAACCTGATGTGCCTGTAGAGGAAGACATAGTAGATGAGGACGGAGATGGAGAGCCTGACTCTCCTTTCGAAATAAACACAGACTATGACGCAATGACAGTCGTCGAACTGAGAGACATATGTAGAGAACGAGGTCTAACCGTTCGAGGAACAAAAGCCGAAATCGTACTTAGACTCAGAAGAGACGATGATGGAATAGTCGAAGAAGAGACAGTCGAAACCGACAATGACGAGACCGAGGCCCCCGCAGAAGCGGCTGCTGAGGAATCGTCGGATGCCCCCTCTGAAGAAGAGGCTGCAACCGAGGAAGTGACAACAGATGCCGATAGTGGAGAAACAAGCAATACTGACGAAGAAGAATGAACGCAAGCACGAGGTAAGAACCGACCCTGATGACCCTGATATGGTCATGGAGGTATGGGTTCGCGATATCTCGTTCTTGGACGTTCAGAAAGCCGCCCAGTCCATGTTCCAAATGGACGGGACAAATATCACACTGGACTTGGAGGGGTACTGGTCGTACGCTCTGAGCAATTGGGTCGTGAGAACGAATCCCGAACTAACAACTCAAGAACTAACCAATCTCAACGCATTCGTGGGACAGCAAATTGCAGCCTTGCTACCAAAGCCTGACGAGATGGCGGAGGCTATGCAAGGGGGTTTTACGAAGGCGAACAGTTGAAGGTCAATGATTTCCTGAAGAAGAAGCACATAGAGACCGCAGACGATTTAGGATTTCAACTTCAACTGTTCGCCTACACCGTGGCAAAACACTACGGTATATCCCTACAAGAGGTGTATTCAATGGAAGAGTCCATGTTCAAGCAGTCTCTCGCATGGGCCATGGCGATAGAGCACGAGCGAGAGATACAGGAGAAAAAGGACCGTCTGAGACAGAACTCAGACAGCGATGAAGTCGTCGAGTTCGACTACACGTTCCTTGAGATGGAGGACTTCTGATGGCAGGGCTAGCAGCACTTCAAACCTCATTGGCATTCGTCACCAGTTCCCTCGGTGGCATAGGTGGTCTGATGAGCGGGCTGGGTGGGACAGCAGCGGCGATAGGAGGCGCACTCTCAGCAGCAGTGGCCACTGGTGTCGCTAAAGCAACCGAGGCGTTCAATGAACTGACTACGTACATCGACGAGACCCTGCTACCAGCACTAGGCCCCTTCGAAGGGATAGTGAGGGGCATAGGCACTGTAGTCAAAACCGTTCTAGTAGGAGGATTCAACATTGCTGTCGCCGTCATAAAAGGTGGTGTCATCCCGATATTGAAAATCGCATTTGACACTCTCATGGCCATGGGTCAGTTCATCACCGGAGACTTCTCAGGTGCATTCGATACGGTAGAGGGCACTGTCAGGAAGAACCTCATACCCCTGCTTACTACGATATCTAAACTGCCCGGTAGGATACTCGCTGCGGGAATAGGTCTAGCAGTGCAAGGAGTGAGAGCGCTCATCACCAAGGTGAAGGATACTGGTGGCAAGATAGTCGACAGCGTGAAAGATACATTCGCACCAGTTGTCAATTTCATCACAAAGCCCTTCCTAGATGCATTCGCTACCATAAAGAGGGCGTTCAAGCCGGTTGGCGAGATAATCGGTAGGATAGGCGGAGTGCTGGGTAAGGCTCGTAAGAAAATCACGGGCGCTCGTGAGGCCATAGGCGATGCTAGGGACAGTGCTGTCACAAGCATAGGAGCAGCAGTGCAGGGAGGCTTGAACACCTCGGTGAACATGACACTGAGCCTAGCGGGTATGACTGACAAGAGCGACAAGAGGATGTACGCCAATGAGATAGGCTCAATGATAGAAGACCAAGTGAAGGCGAGATTGGGAACTCCTAGGAGCGTGCTCTGATGCCTGTGGGTACTCCCATTAGACTGGTACAGGAAAGCAAGGATGTCATCGAACTCGATGCCACCAACATGGTTCTGACCACAAGCAGGAAGGTGGGAGGGTCCGCACTGCCCTTCTCAGGCAGCAGGAGAGTCGGCTTCGACCTCAACGTCAACTCTGCCATGATAAACATACAAGGCGTCATCGTGGACGACCAAGTTGCCAAGGGACTATCTGCTGCATCGGCAATAGTTAGTTTTGGTAGAATGGCACGTGGTTTCATAAAATGGGCCACTCCAACAAACCTAGCGGAGTTGTTCAACACAACTAGTCCAGCGATGATAATGAAGGATGCTAACGGGAATGACAGAAGCGTGCCCTTCACCGAGACTGGTACTGGAAGCGGAACTGCGTACTCCGCGACAGGCGGTGCTGGTAGCACGCCCACTGTGCTCATCAACCCCAGCGATGCTACAGCAATGCAGATAGCAGCGGCAGTCAACACGTACATCAACAATCAACTCTCAACGTACTTCTCCTCTGCGCTCACCAAGGTACAGGATATGCAAGCGGGAACCAATAACGCCGATGTCGTGCAAAACGCGGGAATCAGGATAACCCATGCCGTGAAGGGAGTTGCCCCAAATGGCAACGTCATACGGTTCAACGACGTCACTAGATTCCAAGCACCACACAAGACCACTTTCGCTGGTGGCGCCAATGCCACCAAGAAGTCAGCGGGAGACAAGGTGCAAGACCTCTACGGCATCGTGAACAACAGCAAGACCCAAGCAGGTAGAGTGGTTCAAGGAGCAGCAGCAGCCGCTCTCGGTATCGCTGGGTTAGTAGTCGCTGCACCCGTAGCGTTAGGTGCCACCGCTCTAACTGCTGGCACTGCTGCTGCTGGTGCTGCTACTGGCGGTGCTAGTATCGCTGCCGTTGGTGGTGTTGGAGCAATGTTCAACGCACACAACAAACTCGACTACATCATCGGGCTTCAGATACCCTACAACTCCATGCTCAAAGCCG